ATTGCTCCGTTTACAATTACTCCACCATTAATAGTATCTCTATTGTCTGATGGTGATTGTACTACGAAGTCTGTTGAAAATGCGCCTGATACAATAAATTTTGCTTTCCACCCTGCACTTGGCGAAGGTAGTGTTACTGTATATCCTGTTCCAGAAATTTTAAATACCTTTCCAGAGTCCGATAGATTTAATGATCCTGATGCTGAAATTAATTCATAGTCATCAAAAATTCTCATTACATCATCGCTTATGTGTGTTAATACTGCCATAATTTTATTTATTTATTTATTAAAGTTTCCATTACTCTATCTAGAGTTGATAATTTTCTGTTTTGTGCAAACTTAAACTTGTGTTCAAACTTGCCTTGTTCTGGTGTGTGTTTTAATGGTTCGGCAGCAGGTTTGGATAACTCCTCTTTAAGAGCTTCTTTTTCTTCTGCTTCACTATTTAACACCTCTGTAACTGCTAAAGATACTTTCTCTTGAACATCAGATGACATTTCCTCTTTGTCGTTAGGTTTCATCATTTTTTCAACCATATCTTTAAGCTCATCCATTTCTTTACGAAACTCTTGCTTAGTTACATACTGCATTTCTTCTTTGTCCTCTTCTTCTTCTTCTTCCTCTTGTGCTTTAATTTCTTTAATCACACCTTCTTCTTCGACAACAAGAACTCTTGCATCTTCTAGTTCATAACTTCCGACAGGCAATGAAACTTTCTCATCCTCTGTACGAATAAAAACCTCTTTACCTGATTCAAAAGCATCTGCTTCTAAAACAGTTCCATTCTCTAATTTAAGTTCTGCCAACTGTACATCAGATAGCTCGACTCCTAATAGATTTTTTACTTGATTTAACATTTCTGTAGCTTTCATAATTATATATCGCTTTTTAAAATTTATTTTGCATTTTTAACTTGATCTTACAACACCATTTATATTTGCATTGCTTCCACCCTTCAACGCACCAATGCCTTGTGCGTGTAATTCTCCAGTACAACATTCTATTTCGTATGTTAATTTATCTTTACAAAGACAACCCCTTCTTCCACCTTTTGGACTTGTATAGCTTGGTAGTTTCATTTTTTATTACTTTTTGGATGTCCTTTTGGTAACAGATCAAAGTCTCCTGTATATTTAGGGTTTTGTGGTCTGCCATTTCTTACTAAGTATAAATACGCATTTACTCGTGCCTGCGCCCAAGCAGATGGAGATTTAATTCTTGGACTATGTGATGTATTAAACGCACCTAGTCCTCTTTGAAATACTGCTTTTAATTGTCCTACTGTAACACCATATCCTAGTTTATCTTTGTATCTTTCATTAAAGTCATCACTTTTTTTTTGTAATGATGATAAATCTTTTTCTGATACCTTTGCACCTCTACTTGTAGAAGCATCTCCCTTAGCAGTACCCTCTCCTTTGGGCTTAGGGTTTGGCGTACCTGACTTTGGTGCTTTAGGACTTTTTCTAATACCCCCTCTTTCACCTATCTCTGCCATCTTAACACACTTGTGTTTCTGATAATCTTTTTTATATCCTTTTGGACATTTGTATTTTTTAAATTCTTCTACACTTAGTGCGTGTTGTTTACAAGGCATATACCAAGTCATATCCTCAAACTCGTGTTCGTGTATGCCATCACAACCAATATCCTTAGCTATCTTTTCTGCCATCTCTTTTGATGCGTATGCAAGTCTATCTAATATTATTGCAAAGTCATCATTTACTTTTTGACTATACAAATCAAGTTTGCCTAATTCTTTAAGTTTTTTTTGTGCATATCTTTTACCTGCTAGACCTCCCCATAATAAATATGAGATTGTACCACACGCTTCTTTATCTTCTGGTTTATAATATTCTTCTGCTCTAGATAAGAAAGAATACATACGAGATATAGTCTGTTCGCTTATTGCTTTACCTTGTGCGAGTTGTTGCGCCCTAATTTTGCCAACATCTGTAGCACATTTATTCTTTACTTTTTTATTTAACTCAATACCCTTCTTTGCATTATTCTTTACTGCATCTGGATAATCACTAAAACTTTCAAATATTAGTCTTTTACCTTGTTTGTATCTTTTATCATTTCTTATTATACCTTTTACTTGTGATAATAATTCTTGTGCTTCTTCCTCCTCTATATTTGCTAGGTCATTTATGGTTTGATCTTTTGGTCTTTCTGCTTTATCTGCAAAGTATCCTTCTATGGAAAATCCTTTTACCTTGCCTGTCTTAACAAACTCTTCCCATATCTGATCGTTGTTTACTTTTACTGCACCAACCCAAGTGCCTACTGGATATTCAAGACCATATAATGCAGTCTTGTCTTTTTTAGTATCCTCCACTATCCAACTCTCTACAAGAGTAAGACCCTTCAAAGTGTGTTGGTGTTCTAATGTAGAATTGTTTTGGTTACCTTTTTGTAAATATATTTGTGATGCTTTACGAACTGTATCTCTTGAAAAATAAATATAGTATTCCTCATCTCCACTCTTTCTGTAAATAGGTTTGTTAGGAACTAATAATGCACCTAATAATATTTTTTTTTCTTTATCAACCTCTTTAAGTGCAAGTATCTCGCCTTTAAGTGCAATAAAATCTTCTTCTATTGCAGGATTCTCTACTATGCTTATTGCTTCGATACCTGCTAAATCTTCGTTATCATCTAAGATCAATTCAACTATCTTCATAATTATATATCGTTTAAATTAATTGTTTTTGTCTATCCCAAAGAACTTTCTTGTATGATGTTTCTATCTAAACCTTGTGCAGTTGATACATCCCCTGCAACTACAAACGCTTTTACTGGTTTTTGTGTTGCATCTGCTAAAGTTTGTGCTAATTGATTTTCTGGATTTGCACCTACAATATTAAATGATGGTGCTTGTGGTACTGATCCACCTCCTGCTATTCCACCACCACCTGACATTTTACCCCCTACTGATGTTTGGGGAATTTTTACAGCTAAAATAGACTTTACATTTTTTAAACCAGTTGATAGTATAGATGCTGCGTTTATAAATTTAAGTGCAGTCTCAAAAGGAGTTACAGTTGTTGCTGCTAGTGCATCTGATACTCCACGATATGTGTTAATGGTTGCTGCTGCAACTGCAAACGCTTTACCTGCCTTCGTTTCTTGTCCTGCTATACCTGATAATTGCCCTAATGCTTTTTCTGTATCTTTAAATATTTTACCTTTTGTATCACCTTCTGCTTTTGCTATTGCTACTTTTGCATCTGCAATTTCTTTATCTCTATTAACACCCTGTTGTCTTGATTGTTCCATAAACTCATCAAGTGCTATTTGTGCATCTATTTTAGCTTGTGTACCTAAATTTGCTTCATCAAATATGTTTTGTAATCTTGCCTGTTGCAATAGTTTTTCTTCTTCATCTATCTCTCTTTGTCTTTCTAATCTAAGTAAATTATCTTCAATTTGTTCGGCATTAAATCTTTTTTGTTCAATAGATAAATTTGTTTCAGCTTCTAGTTTGCTATTAGTCATTTGAACAAGCTCTCTGTCAAGTGCAAGATCGTTTGATTTTTGTTCTGATCTAAAACCTTCTATTTGAGCTTCTACTGCTGCTAGTTCATTTTGAGCTTCCATTACTGCCTTTTTACTCTCAATATTATCTTTATCTTTTTGTAATTCTACAAGAGCAGCATCAACAGCAATTTGTGCATTTCTTAACATCAACTTTTCTTGTTCTTCTAAAACCTCTGCTAATTCATCATTTGCTTTTTTTCTTTCTTCTATTGACAATCTTTCATCATCTCTTACTTGTCTTAACTGCTCTGCTTGTCTATCAAATTTTTCTATAAGACCTTGATTTGCTACTGCTGCTAAGTCTGCTGATTTTTTTAACTCAATATTTGATTTAGCTTGTTCTATTGTTGATTTTGTATAACCTGCTAATGCTTTAGTTCCTTCAACAACTGTTTTACTCAAACCCTCAATAACCATAGCTGCAGGGTTTATACCTCTATTAAAACTTACAAACCCCTTACCTGCATCCTCTAAAGCACCTTTAAAATCACCTTGAAATACTTTTTTTATTGCCGATCCTAAAAGACCAATACCTTCCAATGCTAATTGTATTCTTCCTGTTACAAAATCACTTATTGTTTTACCAAAGTTTTTTATTGGCTCTAATGGGTCTTTGAAAAAACTTGTAATTGATTCAACACCTTTATCTACAAAACGAACAAAGTCATTAAAAGCTATTGATAACGCTTCAAAAGAGGTTTTAAATATATCACTTACTCTTTGATTGCTTTGAAACAACTCTTGTAAAGTTGCAAAAGCAGCAATAATCAATCCAATACCTAATCCTTTAAAAGCAACACCAAGACTTTTAAATGACATAGTTGTTTTCTTAACACTATCTCCTGTCTTTTTACTACCTGTCTCTAATTTTTTAAACTCCTTTGGACTTTTATCTCCAACCTTTGTTACTTCAGCATTTAATTTTTTTATCTCTGCTTTAGTTTGATCTAGTTCACTAATAGCATTTGAAGTATTTGCTTTTACATTTATAATTACTTGTTTCGCCATTTTATGTCATTTTTAATTTGTTTAAATGTTTTTTTAAAAGTTTTAGGTAATTCATATTTACCTTGTGCGATTCTAATGTTTTCTGTATCGCCATCTACAAACTCTAATAATTGTAATATTCCTTGTATCATTATGAAATCGTATTTATTTTAGATAATAATTCTAAACTACTTTCTCCTGTTTGTAGGTTTGTAGTTATTTTATTTATAATAAACTCAGTATTATTTATAACAATAGTATCTGATAATTTATATTTAAGTAAAAACTTTTGTGGTAATAATGCTTTGTATTTTTTTAATCTTCTCTTATATGTAAATACATCTCTTATGTATTGCTTGTAAAAGTTTTCAAATAATGTAGATGTTTCTGGTGTATCATTAAAAGGATCTTCTTCAATACTAAAATGTAATGTTTGTCCTGATGTTAATGTTGTAAAGGTTGTAGTTATGTTAGATTCATTTGTAACTGCCGATGTTCTTTGTAAACTTCCAGTAACTAAAGGATTAACTGTTGTAGAACTATCTGGACTTACCGACACAGTTACATCTGCAAAATTAGTTGGATTTAAATATTTAAAAGTAACAGCAGTTGATTCACTTGCATTTACTGCTATAACTACACTTTGTGTTCCTGATCTTATATTACTTGGTCTATTATATGTTGTTATCGTATCAGGCGTTCCTGTTCCATTACCATCTATCATTTGTATTCCTGCAGTTGCAGTTGATTCATTGAAAAATAATAAAGGTTTATTTATTGTTGGATTTTGGTCGCTATCTACAAAGAAACCATAACCTATTTTTGTAAAATCACTACCATTTACATTTTTTAATCTTTCAAAAAACATTTTTTCAAATGGTAATGTTATACGATAATCTCTACCACGATTTAATCTTGGGTCTCTACCACTATTACCAATGCCACTTGCCTTAACACTTCCTAATTGTCTGTTGTTTAGTTTCTCAAAATAAAATGCACCGAATGTTTTAGGGTCTGCAAACTTAAACTCTATATCATTAAATGGCACACTAAAATTACTTTCACTTTGTGTTATGTCTATAAACTCTGTTATTTCTTGATTTGTACCACTAGCATAAAAAGAATCTAAAGTCTTTACAACCACCTTACCATAGTCATCACTAGATATATCGCTTTCAATAAACGCTGTAAGATTAAATGTTTTAAACACTCCTGTTAAAAATTCAAGTATACCAATATTTGGGATATTGTTTTGTACATAAATTGTTTCTACTAAACTATCAGGTTCTACTACACCTGCTTGTACTGTTGCAGTAAAATTATCTGCATTGTTTGATTGTCCACTAGCAACTCTAGTAAATGTAAGTTCGTATGTAAGATTTAAACTTGTTTCTGTCGTTTCAATTACAAACTCTACATTATGTTGCATTAATGGTTGTGTAAAACCTGCATCACCCTCAAACAAATGTTGTAATCTAATAAATCCAGTTTGTGAATATGTCGCTGCTGCAATTATTTCTCCCGTTCCTGCTCTTCTTAATTTTGCTGTAAACTTTTTACTTGAGGTTTGGGGTGTGATCTTCCAATTAATTTGCATAGTCTCGATAACACCTACTTGACTTTCTAGTCTTTGTGTTACAAATCTAAATATACCCCCATCAAAGGTTGGTGCAAAATTACTTGTAGGTAACAAAGAAAAGAACTCTAGTGTCGTACCTTGTGTAGCTGTAAAACTTTGTATTTGGTTTAGTATAATATTAGATACATTCGATTCGTTGCTAGGTGTAATTCCTATCTCCCCTTTGTTTCTATGTAGCCACATATACAGATCTGCAAACATTCCTGTTTCTTTAAAAAAGTCATCACTAAATTGTAAACCTATTGTAGGGTCTTGTGCAATAACATTAATAATATCTATAACTCTTAGTGCAGGTTTTAAATCATTAAAAGTAAAACCCATTGTGCTTCCTAATCTTTCATTTGCAGTTCCTGCACCACTTGTAGATTGACTACCACTTGCATATAAGTTTCTAGTTCTGTTTGATCTTTCTTGTGATGTCAACACACCCCCATTACTACTATCATATATAAATCTATCTGTATGTGATATCAAAGGATATATAATATGTGCTTTAGTAGTTGATTGACCATTTAAGACATTTACAAAACTTTGTACACCTTGTTTTACAGTTGCTACATTATAACTATGGTCAAACTGAGAGAAGTCTAGTTCTGATAATTTTTTATCTTTTATTTTATCTTTTAATGTTACAGTCTCTCCAAAGAATGTTATGTTGTATGATTCTGGTTGATTGTTTTTTAATTTAACACCATTTAAAACTATATAACCATTTCTAAAGTTTTTATAATTAAGCTCTAGTATAGCCCTTAGTTTTGTGTTTGCATTAAATATAGAATCTGCAATTAAGTTTTCTTCAATGTCTGTCCTATAATAATGCCTGAATAATAAATTATTTTTACTACTCGCGGGTAAACTAAAGGACTTACTAAAATCGGTAAACACCTTTTCTATATCTCTTATATCTTGTATAGTTTGTGTTAATGATACTTGTTCATCTTCAAATAAATCTAGTCTTTGATAATCAATATCTGTAATTAAATTTATTTCATTCCATAATCTAAAACCATTTTCCCAGTTTATAGCTGTTGTATTCCACAAATCTGGATCAGGTTGTGGGTTGTCTATCTTTATGTCTGGTATTAATAGACCTAGCTCGTTCATTATCTTATAGTATTTATTTTATCAAAAGCAAAATTAAAAGTCATAGTGTAGTTTGCGACCCTATCATTTAAAGATGTTTTAAACTGTACGCTTTTATCTTGTGGTATAACTGGCAAGTATTGATTGTCTTTAAACAACCAACATCTTTTAGTAAATAGTATTTCTTCTATTACTTGATTATAACTATCATTTACATATCCTGTATTTAATACAATCGTTTCTCTGCTATTTATGTTTCTATTTTTATATTGATGTGCATTTATCGAATAGGTTGCACCTGTTGTTAATGTGTTTGTTTTAAATTCTTCTCTTTGTACATTTACACTTTCTGTTGATTTTAAAAAGAAATTTACTTTTTGTAATGCGCCTGATTTATTTACAAACACTAATGGAAGATTAGTAAACTTATTGCAGTCTTGTTCTTCTATTGTTATTGTTTCTGTTGATCCCCCTGTTACTATATCCACACTTGTTAATGTCGCAGTTGTACTTGTTGCGTATGCTATTGCGTTGTTAGAATTTGATACACCTGTTGGTACTGTTACAGTTGATACTGTTGATCCACCATTTTTAAAGTTTACTGTTGTTGCACCTGATAATGTATCACTACCAGAATTGACACTTAGGTTTGCTAATACGGGTATATATATTACTTCTTGTGTTTCTCTGAATATTGTAGAATTACTAATCAATGTTTTCACACTTCCTTTATGTCTTGTAAGGTTTTGAGTTGTCGCACTATTTGTTGTTTGTGTTATGTCAAATCCTTCTTCAAAATATCCCACTCCATCAAATGCTAACATAATTGATGATATTGCATCTTGTGCTGTTCCTGAACTATTAAATGGTGTTGCTGTTGTTTGTACCCATACATTTACACCATTACTACCAAAAGTACCACTAAAGCTATATGCGATATAATCTTTTATTAATTCTCCTATTTCAAATATCACATAGTTGTTATTTCCTACTTCATTTTTTATTAATTCATATGTCGTTGTTGGACTTGCGTTGAAAGCACCACTATATATTGCTATTGTTAGCTTACAACTTGCTAAGTTTGAGTTTTCTACTTTTAAGTAAACTGGACTGTTTATATTTATCTTTTCTATTGCCATATTTTATCCTTTTTCATCTTGTAAATCGTTTTCAAAATCTTCAGTAACCCCAACCTCAAATTCATTGATAAAAGTATTAAATCGTTTTTCAAATGGTTTAGTAAAAAATAAACTTGGTCTTATACCTTGAAAAAATATTTTATTAGCTATTAAGTATATTAAAGATTTTCTTGGAATAAATCTACCTTTTTTATCTCGTACCTTTTTGTTTAATGCGCTTTTTCTTACTGACCATTTATCTAATGCACCAATGTTTGGTCTTTTATTTGTGTATTTAAATGGAGTATCATATTTTTTTTTGTACCACTCACACCTTGATCTTGATATACACCATATTCAAGCATTTCAAAAAACAAAAGCAACCCCTTTTGTGTTGGATTAATTTCACTTTTTAAAGAGTTATACAAGTCCTTACTTACATTTTTTTTACCTTTTGTTAAATTACTTCTTGATTGCTGTATTACATATTTAGCAAAATCATTCATCGCTTGTTTTGACCTTCTTAAATTCATTAGCAAATACTTATATCGTTTTCAATTAGTATATCCATAGTACACGCCCATCCACCTAATCTGTTTTCAAACCTTTCATAAAATGGTTCACATACAGGATCACCTGATAATTGATATTTAGATGTATATAATGAACCTCTACGCAATAAATGTATAATCTTGTTTATTACTGCAAGTTGTGTGTTTAGTACATCTTGTTCATTATCATTACCTACAAAAATATCTGTTGTTTCATCTTTATATTCATTTACAACATCCATAGACATTAAAGTAATATTAAACACTAGAGCTTGTTCTTGAGCTGTAACAGTATTCACTATTATATGTGCTAATGGAAATATTGTTTGTTTTGATAAATCTATTTCTGTAATATCTCCTGTTGTAACTGTATTGACATTTGGATCAAGTAACAAGTTTGTTTTTATTGTATCTGTTAGTTGGTAAAACCCTCTTATTCCCTGACTCATTTGTATTTACTTTTTATTTGTTTAGCTTCTAATTCGTTTTTCTCTTTCATAAATGTTAACATCATTAATGATTCGTGCATACTTAATTTAGTGATATGCTCAAATCTTGTAATATCCCCTTGAGAGAGTGCGTAAATTGACTGATACCATCCCCATTTAAGACCAAATTGTGTGTTGGTTGCGAGTGCATCTCCTCCTGACTCTCCAAATAAGATGTCATAACTCTCGATAAGTCTATCCCTAAACGATAAAAAAAAAGCATACTACCAAATACTATATCCATTGGCATATCTTTTAACAGATCTGATCCTTTAGCTTTATAATCTTCTATGTTGTATTTGTCATTATAAGTGTTTGATATTGGTCTATAAAGTACTGCCATAGCTTTTTCTATTTCTTCCCAATTAGAAATATAAGTATCAAGATCAACATACTCTCCTAATGTCATATCATCTAAGTTTGGTATAAAACCATATTCAACTCCATTCAAAACGAACCTTCTTTTAAGTTGTGGTTTTTGTTCAAACATATCTGCAAGTATATTAGTAATTCTATAAACATCTTTTGCTTTAAGTTGATAAGATTCTTTATGTGGTATTCCACAAAATATCTCTATCATTTTAGATGACAATATATGTTCATCAGCATTGTCTTTTTGAATCTTTAAAAACTTTTGATATTGCGATAGTTTAATTTCTGATAAACTATTAGGTACAGTTATTTTAATTCTCATATATATATATCGAAATTAAATCTCAATTTTAGACAAAAAAAAAGGAGGGCGATTAAACCCTCCTACACAACTAATCAAAAAACTTTGAAAACCTTACTTGATTTTCTCACTAAAAGGTTTCTTTGGAAAAACCTTGCTTGTTATAAAGTTAAAATATTTTTCTTTACTTACAAATTTTTTTGTTACTGGATGTAAATATAATTTTTTCATTGTTTTGTTTTTAATTATACTCAAATATAATACTTTTTTTTTAATTAACAAAATTTAATAACTTTTTTTATCTAATTGCATATCTACCCCTGTTGGGGTTTTCTAATTGCATCATTAAAGCATATCGAGCTGCATCTATACAATCAGGGTGTATGCCTGTTGGTTTTTGAATATTGTTTCCCTCTTTGTCTTTATCCCATACATATCCTTGTAATTCTCTTATAAGATTCTTGGATGTTGATGTTATGTATATTTCGTTTTGGTTTATAAGATTGATTCCATATATAACCGAATCTCTACCTTTTGTTACAGGAAATATTTTATGACCATAACTTCGTATCTCGTGAATACTCTTTGGTTCGGCTGAATCGGCAAAAACTGGTTCTAATACTCTTTTGTCTGTTAAAAATCTACTGATGTCTCTATTGAGCATACCCTTTCTACAAAGTAATTCATCAAATATATATGCGTTATTCCATTTGTATAATCTAATGTAAGTAGAATTATCTACGGAATATCCAAAATCCAAGCCACCACAAAGCAATCTAGCATCTTCTGGTATATTATCAATAGACTTCCAATCAGGAATACAAGCACCTTCTAAACTACCTATCTCTCCTAATCCGTATACCTTCCACCAGTTTGACCAATATGTAGATGTCTTTGCTTTTACTTTTGCTTTCTCTATTTCTTTTACAATCGTACTTGATAAGCTCTCGTTGTCTTTGTAAGTAAGTGTAATAAAGTCTGTATCCTCTTGACCTATTAATTCTTTATCTACCCAAAATATATTTGTAGGATTATAATCAAGCCATATGTTTTCTGATGTTCTTATTGCTAATTGTTGGTAGCTTTCAAAGTCTATATTGTTGCACTCGTTTATAAACAAATCTGTTCTTCTTGCACCTCTTAGTTTATCTGGTTGATCTGTACTAAAGAACTCTATATAACTACCATTACTAAATTCGTATTTTAAAGTACTTCTATTAAACTTTCTTTCATCGTACCTATTGGTTAGTTTAAGTAGATTTAAAAAGTCCTTTAAACCACCTCTACGCAAGTGTGGGATACTTTCTGCTACTATACTTATTTCTTTGTATGGGTTTTTGATTGCATAGTCAATAAGGATCATTAATATTGCAATGGTCTTACCTGCACTACTACCACCCCTAATGATCTTAATTCTTTTATTAAGTTTTCGTAATCTTTTTACAGCTTGTGTTTGTGAGAACATCAATCAATAAATAAAGGTTGATCTTCGTTTATATGTATATCTTTAGTTTCTTTTGGTTTTCCGTACCTATAACCCATATATAAATTCAAAGCTCTTATATCTCCTTTATCAATTAACACTTTTAGTTTCTCTATAACTTGTTCATTGTTTATTATTAAATCAAGTTTTTCTATAAGGTCTTTTTCTTCTTGTTTAGGTTTTCTACCTGCACCTACTCTTTTACCACCATTATTTATTCTTTTATCCATAATTGAAAAAACATTGATTAATCAATCTTTTGTATATCTATATATCGAAAATTTTAATCAATTTTTGTTACACCTTATACATTTTGTAAGTTAGCAATATTTCTTCTCCTGATTTTATATCTAATATTGTTTGTAGTTTTAATATCCCACACTCTATTTCTCTACTATCACCACAACTAATTAGTTTACAGTTTGGATTTGTACTATGATTAATAAACCCTCCTAATGGTGTTCTTAAAAAACCATTTTCATAATCTTTATTTGAAATATGTGTTATTCCTAAAATAGTATTTGCCTGTATATTTTGTGTAGCAAAAAGACCTAACCCATCTACTAAAGATTTTTTTATTGTTACTTGTTTTGGTAAAGGTCTATAACTCATCTAGTTCTTTTTGTTCCATCGTATCTACAAGCTGTACCATAGCTTCAATGTTTTCATTATTTAAATAGTTTACTTTTAGTTTTACAAATTCTCTTTTAGCTTGGTTGTTTACATCTTTTGTGTTTTTTGTTAATTTTGTAAGTAACTTACCTAGTCTTTTGTTTCCTTTTAAATACACCTCAAACATTCTAAAAGCGTGTAATACCGATGAGTGATCTGATGATTTACCATTCTCTTCTAAGAAACTTGCTATGTTGTGGAGTTTCATCTTTTCGTATCTGTATAATATAAAGACAAGTAATGATCGCACCTCTACCACCTCTATCCTTCTTGTGTTTTCAAACACATTTAGTTTTGTAATATTGTTTATTCTTTTTGCTATCTTAATTGCTTTATTCATAATATACCTTCTATTATATAATTATCTATATCTTGTCCTTCTATGAAGAACTTTTCAAATATCTCTAATGCTTCTTTTGTTTTTCGTTCCCCTTCCAAATAAAACTCCTCGCTACAATTCCATATGCCAATGTCTAATGATCCTTTGTCTATAACTACAAACTTAAAATCTAAATATGTAACATTGAAAAGTTGACAATAAACATAGCATTGTACATCGTAAGAATATTTTTTAGCCGAATATGGAAAACCTTTAATGTCTGTTGTAGTTTTTATATCTACTATACCATCCTTTCTTAATACATCTGCTTTACCCCTGAATGGATAACCTTGTACTGTACCTATTGCAGGTATCTCAAATTCACAATCCGTTATGTGTTTTAATGCGTGTTCGTTCTTAAAAAAAGCATCTGCTATCTTCTCTGCATTTTGTTTCTCTACCCTTGTATAAACCTCGCCATATTTCTCTCTCGCTTCTTTATATGTCTTTGTGTTTTTAGAAGATACATTTACAAATATTTGCTCACCAAATTTGTCTGGTTCTAATATTGCTTGATGTACCAATCTTCCATCTCTTAATGGTTGTGATTCAGGACTACCATATTTAGTAACATACTTATAAGTCTTTGGACTTGACAATAAAAGTTTTAGTGATGAACTACTAAGTGCTAATCTATTTAACTCTCCATAGTAAAAAGTATCATCTACCATTTTTTTCAGCAATTCTTTTCTGCTGTAATTTCTTCCGTCCAAAAGTTGTATCATTGTTTTCTTGTTTTAATATTAATTCTGTTTCTACTTTATTTGTGTATATATACATATCATTAATACACTTTATATATAGTGCTATTTGTTTCTTGCGATTTTTATCTGCTTTCTCAAATGCAAGCGACATAGCATTACCAATATAATTAAATGCTACTTCATATTTTTGTTTCGCTTTTACATCCATATTTTTACAAATAAATATCCACAAACGCATATTGTAAATAATATAAATGCAAGTCTCAAAGTTTGATATGTTTGTTCTTCTTGTTTTGGACTTCTACCCTGATTGCTTCGGTATTGTTTTTTGTTTTTCATTTGTTTTGTTATTGATTGAGCTTTCGATATTATCATAACCAATCTCTAAAAAATAATTATCATTTAGGTATGTTAGGTATTTGTTTTTTTTCGTATACTGTATATCCTTGTTCTTGCAAAAACTTGATTGCTTTTTGTGTCTTTTTTTCATTTCTTCTGTAATAATCAAATATTTGATTTTCAAATGCGTGGTGTTTCATTTTGTTTTTTTTTAATTATCGGTTATGTTCGCCATGCGAACAAACCTAATCTTTTAATTTTAACAATGTCTTTCCAAATCTCCAGTTAAAAGGATCATTAAGTTCACAAAATGTATAACCTTTATTTTTCATTACAACCTTACCTTTATGGATTCTATCGTTGTGATAACATTGGAAAGTATCATTGACTTTTAAATTGTTTACTTTTATCATACTTGCAATATACAAATAATAATTAACAATTCATAATAACTATTCTTTATGTACTATTGATGCCATATCTTCAGTAAGTAAATACACCTTTTTAAGTTTTCTTTTCTTTGTCCATAATGTAGTGTCAGGACAATACAACTCTTTTATTTCTGGCATTTCTAAATAGTTTATCCAATATAAATATGTTCCTTTAGGATCTGACACAAAATATAGTTTGACAACCTCGCTTTCCATTTCCATTAGTTTATCATACTTATATTTTTCTAATAGTTTTTCTTTATAGTATTTGTTTCTAAATTTCATCTCCATTACACATTTATGTCCTTTAGGTGTTGTACCTGAAGCATCGTAGTGTTCAAATGATCCTCCACACCATTTTAAGTTCCAATCCTCAAACTCATTTAAGAATGTTACAACTATCTGTTCAAACTTATTAATCGTTTCTATACCCATCATCATAAAGTGTGTTAATATCTTTGATCCATTGATTCCATTGTCTTGGTGTACAAGAACAAGGCAAATAGAAAGTATGAAAATAATATTTAGAATGTAAAGATGCTATCAGCTCTTGCTCTTGTTTATTAATTTGACTATTCTTTATAGACTTAAATTTAGTCCATTGGTCAAACTCTTTTTTATTAAGTCTTTGTTCCATCTCTTGTGATTCCATTTAAATAGTTTTTACGATCCTCACAACCACAATCTTCATATCCTAGTTTGTGAGCAATCCATTGTGCAATTTTTTTTCCTTTACTAAATGTAACAATGTTTATTATATATTCTAACTTATCCCCTATTCTCATTTTCTTTATATTTATAAAGTATTTCTTTTTTTACAAGATATGCTTTTTTAGATTTGGTATCCCCTCTACCTATAAACTCTTTATATATTAGATTGTTTTCTACAATACATTTATTAATATTACTAACTGTAAACCAATTATATTTTATACCATCATATATCACCCACCAGTCAGCTTTAGTTGTAGTTAATGCCGAAGGTTTACCATCAAACTCTATTTCAATTACGATATTACCTGTATATAAACTTTTTCTATCGGACTTCACCTCAATACCTTTTTCTAGTTCAGGTATGTATATATCCCATTCTTTACAATAGCCATCAACTATATATGCTTTTGGGTATTTTTTTTGTATAATATGTAAAACTTTATTTTCATAAGTTTTTCCAACTTCTAAATCTTTTGTAAATACAGACCTCATATTAATTCTTTGAGTTTAGATTTAACATTCCTAAAAGTATTGTACAATGAATAGTAACTTATTTGACTTTTTCTTGATAGTTCACTAATACTTTCTCCTCCACTTACTATATCGTAAACTTTAGCATCGTACCAGTATATTTGTTTTAGTGCTTTTTGTATCTTAGCATATACTTCTTCATAGTTTACTGTACCCTGATCTTCTATTTGTATATTATCTAAAGTTGTATAAGTAACTCTCATTTTTTTTCTTAACAAATCAACATACAATCCTCTAAGTATTCTAAAACAGTAGTAATAGTTTATGTCCTCTCCATAACTAAAGTCAACCCCCTTTTGTGTGTTTCTAATTAATAATATGTATAATTCTGCAACTATATCTTCGACCTCTGTTTCTCTAAGTCCACCAAAACTTCTTGTGATCTCTAACCACTTATTATGTCTATCGTATGCCTTTTCAACTGGTGTTTTCAAAATGGTAATCTTAACTGTTCTATTATGTTTGGTCTTACTATGTCTTTATCTCCTAACTTAAATCCTACATTATTCTTAATGCTTTCTAATATAAGTGGACTATCAAATGGTGTTGGTTTACATCCCAAGTCGTGATCTTTTATTTTCTTACAATGTAGCTCGGTGTATATCCATCTTGTTTCGTGTTGTGTTAATCTATGTATTGAATAAAAATCATCTGTACGATTTGCAAATACATTTCCTGATTCAACATCACTCATAGCTAAAGGAATAGGATGTCCTTGAAATTCGTGGTTAGCAGGATACTTAGCTCTAAAAGCTGAAGTAACCGAGTGCATAATTAACCATAGAGCTTTTTGATATTTCTTAACAAATATTCTAAAGTCTGTCATCATTTCATAATTATATTCAAAAGCATTACTAAATTTCATCATACCCTTATTCTTTTTAAGACTGTTTATAGGATCAATAATCAAACAATCAAAATCATATTGTGGCATTATCACTTCACATAAAGATAATAAATCTAAATAATCATAGTTTTGTTCGCAATCAATAAATTTAAAATGTTTATAAACAAAATCATAATGTGTATCTAATTCTTCTTTAGTTAGTTTGTTGATGGGTTTTTGTGATTTAAACTCTACAAGTTTTCTAATAAGAGAGTAGGGTTCGTTTTCAGAGCTAAAAACTAAAAATCTTGTTTTGTGTTTCATTGCAAAGAGTAACATCAAATAAATAATTATAGATGTCTTTCCTACATTTGCGTGTCCTGCAAAACAAGTAAGATTTCTTTTAAACCTTATTACATTATCTATGTCATCAATACCTATCTTTGGTGCTTCCTTTAACTTACCAGTTCTAATATCGTTTAGTTTCTCGAACTGATCTTCAAAGTTTATGAGCATTATTTAGATAGTTTTTCTAATTCAAATGTTAAATGGTCTATTGCTTTTTGTATGTCTTGATGTGGTGTTTCGTGCTTCTTATAAGCTCGTAGTATATAAGTACAAGCAGTACCCAAGTTATAATTTAGATTAAAATTCTCTACCACCTCTCTCGCTGTATATCCGTTTAATCCATCATAATACTTGGGCGTTTTAACTTTAGAATGGTAAGTCATCTGCTCTATCCTGATTTTGTTCTGCAAGTTCAAGCTCTTTGTGGTATTCTATTTTCCAACCTTGAATACTATTAAAGAACTTTTTTTGATTATGATCGTTTGTCCACTCTCTCCCTTTTATGTTGATTCCTATTTTTACTTGATCTTCTTTTTTGTATCTGTCTAGTATTTGACATTTATCTTGTATAAACTCTATCAAAACCTTTTGAGGATATTGTTCTGAAGTTTGTATAACCAGATCTCTTTTTTTAAAACCTTTTGTGCCAAACTCTTTTGTAGTTCCTATTTGTAATATTTTACCAGTTAATTCCATATTATTTATCTATTATATTAAAGTATTTATTAGTCAATGGTGCAATCTCATCTTGTGATATTTTACCTGCAAGATATGCTTGTGATGCTTCTTTAAAAGATACTTGTAATAAAATTGATCTACCTGTATCTAATCTTGTTTCGTATTGTTGTTTTTCTTCTTTAGAAAAATTATTATACATAGATTGCTTTTTTATGTCTTTGTATTTAAAACCATTCTTTTGTTTAATATATTCATATTCGACCTCATCTCCTACTTTGTACTTTAATTTATCAACCTCAGAAAATGGCGCATATACAAACCCTTCTGGGTGTACTGATGTTGTTATAACAAAAGTATATATGCCATCACCAAATGGTGGTTTATCTAGTTTGTGTATTGATTTGATATTTGCTTTATGTTTCATATTTTATTTCTTGTTTCTTTGTATTCGTTAAGTTTTTCGTTTTTACCTTCTATGATTCTATTAAGTATAGTTTGATCGTAGTTTCTAATGTTTCTTTGCAAACCTCTTAATTGTTTTAGTAAAGCCCTTTTGTCTTTATCTAATTGTTTTGCTTTTTGTTTATAGTCCATTGTCTAAGTGTTTATCTAATACATCTAATTCTATATCTTCTATATAATCACTATGTATTAATTTAGTTACATCTACTGTTTCTAGTAATACCTTTACTATCTCTACACCATCAAAAGTACCCGTACCATCAAAGTGTCCAAGCTCTGCTTTTGAAAAGTTATATTCTACTGTTATTTCTTCATTGTTAAAATCAATATCAGTAATGTGTTTTTTAATTGTATATGACATTTTGTTTTGTTTTACTCAAAGATAATTAAATATTGTTAATAACAAAAAAAAAAGGGAGAAAATTAATTCCCCCTTCTAAAAACAAAACCCTTACCGAAGTTGGTAAGAACTTATAAAGATAATCTTTTATTCTGAATATCTAATTTATTTTTGTATGTATCTATCATTTCTTGTAAATCTGATATACTATACTTGACTGTTTTTTTTGATAGATTATATAGATGTTTAGGTAAACCTTTTTTCTTTTTTTCTAATGCCAAACCATACTCATACTGCTTACCATACCTGTATCTGTTATCGTATCTTGATTGTGCATATACATTGTCCTCGTGCCACCTTGTAGCCATCTCTTTTCGAGATATAAAATGCCCTGCATCTACTTCCGTATAGTGATATTTTTTTTTTGAGGTTATGCAAGTTACATATCCTTTTTTATCGGCATCTCTTTTGCGTATATATTCTGAGAATATTCTATCTAGTTTGTTTATTAATGTAGATCTTTTGGGTTTCTTCACATTGACAAATATATCTAAAAACAAAGAAAAGAAAGAAAAAGTAACCAAAAAGAAAGAAAAGAAAAGCTACGCTAAGAAAAGAAAATTAATATAATACCTGATCCAAGTGCCTTCCATCTTTATTAGGTTGCACAAGTTTAGCTAAAAGCAAAAGCAAATATATAAAAATATTTTATCTACCTTGACCTTTGTATCTTTTTAAATAATGTTTTGAGGATTTTACTTTACTACTCTTAGATTTAGAGTGTAT